CCCATCTATTATTTGATTGATTCTATCTAAGCTTACTTGCAGATTATCAGCAGTAATCTTACCATCATCTAAAGCTTTAATTACCTTTGACTTATCAGCAGGTTTCAAAGCTTCAGCGTTCTTTCTAATTATCACATCAAATGTATCTCCAATTGGCTTATCTTTAGGGAACAATACACTTTCATCTCCCTTTGGTAAGTCATCTGTCTTGTTTTCATTAAGAATACTTTCAATACTATCATAGCCGTGGATTACAAATTGTACCCACTTTTCAATAGTTTTCATATTCTCAGCGTTTAGTTCCATACCTTTACTAAAGGCTTCTACGGCAATACCATGCCTTATCTTACCTTCAGTTATCTTATCCCAATCGGGTTGTTTATTATCACTCATAGTCCGAGTTCTCCTTCTCCTTTTAGACCGCCGCCACATACCTTGTAAAAACTACAATAGTTCTTATTGCACTCCCATGAATACATAGGTGCAACACCAAGTTCTATGGCAGGGTTACCTTTTTTAAATCGCTTATTCAAATCTCTCCAATAAGCCTTTGCTTCTTCTATAAAGCTTAAATCAACAGAAAGTTCCCTAACTCTTGATGTATCTTTATTATAAAAGAATAGTGCAAGTTTTTTAAGTCTTGTATTTGTTTCTCTTTCGTACCACCATGCATATGTACCTAGTTGTAAGTGGTAATTTATAGATGGGTTTGGTTCTTTATATTTATACCCAAACAACATACTCCACTTTCTAGAATTACAGGTCTTAATATCATACAATGCTCCGTCATCGGCAATCAAGACATCTAAAAATCCACGAACATTTACATCGGGTAATTGTATTTCTTTCTCAATATATATCTTAGCACCATTAAATTGTGCATATTCTGTGAGTGCATCTTGTATATCTGTATGTACAAGGTCGCCTAACCTAAACAATCTCATTGTATTATCATCAACAGGTGATGGTTCTACACCTGCAACATTCTTAAAGTAATGTTTTCTCATGCACATACCAGATGAAGACGCATGAAACCATTGCTCATTATTTACATAACGCTTAACTCGATTGGCTTCATTCTTATCTGCTATATACTTATCATACACCTCTTTAATGTCAATCACTTAAAGTATCTCCTTGTTCCTGTCTTTCAACGTAGTCATTTGCCCACTTATCTAATTCAAGTAGTTCTTTTGACTTAAACCTTTTTACTACACCAATAGCAGTATTTAAACCACATATGATATGGAAATAGTAATCTTTTCTAGGTTCTTTGTTCCACTTATCCTCTAACTTACTTACTTCAGATTCTATTTCTTTTTCTATATTATCTAATGTTGCAAACATAATTATCTCCTAATTTTAAGGGAGTGAGACACAAGGAGGTGTAGCAGAGTCCGCCACGTGATATGATAAAAACCTCACTCCCTATAATTCTATCTATTAATATAAACACAAACTCTGCTAACATTTATACTCCTAACTTAATCACTAATTTTAAATTTTACTAATACTTTTACAAAGGGCAGTAGCCTCCAAAAAAGGAATGAATTGAAGGCTACTTACATGACGTGCCCAATGAATAACTAAACAGAATGCCTTTGATGTTTAGTCATCATATATATCTTTTCTAAATGCATACTTTGCAAAATACTCTTTTGCTAATTTTACGCCTATCATCATAGAAAGTTCCTCAAAATTATCTTCTTCTATTAGCCTATGTATTTCTTTCATCTTACCCATTTTTATGCCTCTCATGATAATCATCAATGCATTCATTTAATATATCAATAATACTATATGTGTTAGTTACTTCTACATCGGGTACACCACTAGCATCTTTTCGCACTACATCATAATGTAATACTGATATATCACTAGGATTTTTCTTACCTGTATGTAATCTAAATCTAGGTGTACTTAAATCATCCTTACCTACAATTGTTGAATATCTTCTTTCTGCTATTTTCATAATCTCTCCTTGTTTATGGGGTGGGTTGCCCCACCCCTAGTTATCTATTTTAACTTTTCCACTTAGGACTTGTCTTTAACCATGGAGCATCATCTTCAAGATAAAGCTTACGACCCCTTGGATAAGATTCATGTTTATATAATTCTATTTTCTCAGGTATCCCATCTTCTAGAACATACATCCATTTTTCCCAATGCCATTTATTATCTTCAAAGTATACTAACTCTTCGAATTTATACTTGCCATAATTCACTATGACATTCCATCTATTTTTTAGATTAGGTTTTTTTGTTTTCATTTGAACTCCTTGTTCTTATCTTATTTTAAGCTTCGTGCTTACTCTATATACGCAATATGTTTTAAAAAGTTCCAAATTATTTTTCATCGAAGGGACATTTTAAAAATGATTTAAAAAAGTTTACCCCTTTTATTTGATTGTTTTTTGGTGTGTACTTATTAAAAGCTATCGTATATCTATCCTTTTTTCTTTTGTTTTTATACCATATAATGTGCATCTTACCATATGCTTTAACAGGTATGGCGATATAATCCGCCTGCGTAGGTCTAACCCTAACCTGTATAGACGACTCTGTCATCATTGTAGTATGATATTTTACTTGTATCTTGGTTATCTTTTTATCTTGTTCTACTAATAAATCAATGTGAAAATCATCTACCACAGGTTTATAAACCATTAGATTTCTTTTCAACAACTCCTGAATCACCAGCAACTCACCCAGATAACCCTTCCTTGTGGTAGTTAATTTTATGTTTTTTGACATTATGTATAATAGAACCTACTTTCTTACGATTCTATTTACATTTAAAGCTAGTTGCCTCCAACTATCTAGCCTGCTTTCTGCAATATTTAGCTTGCTTTTTAAGTGTGCAACCGCCACAACTAATACCATTGTTGTTATACATAATCCATAAAGTAACATTATTTACCTCCGTTTTTATTTAGTTCCATGTGTGTTAAATATATTTCTATCATATTTTCCATCATGTCATGGTCTATATTATTTTCTTCCCTGTAGGCTTCAAAATCTACGTTGCCTTCTTCTGCTTTCATTGTTCTTTTAAACTCATCATATAGTTCATCGAACATTAAATCGTTTGTTGTTATCATTTTATTTCTCCTTTTTTTTATTAGTAATAATTCAGCGGTTAGGTAAACAATGGCATCAAGTAATTCTTCGAGTGCCTCCTCCAACCACTCTCTGCCATCGTCTACTTCTAACTGCTCCCCATATTGCCGCTTGCCTTTTTCCAGGCGTGCCGCTATCATAGATAATATTTTATCGTTCAAATTATATACCTCTCCAAGTTCTTCTATTATCTTCTCTTTCTGCGAGTAATTCCTCGCCCCTAATATAAGCAAACATATTTACAACCTGTTCAGCACTAGAAAAATCTGTGCCTACCTCGCCAAAATTCTCCTTCTCATATTCTTTTATATATTCTATTACACCGAATACTTTATCGCCTAGCCATTGCTTCGCCTCATATGTGCCCACCATGTAATAATCTTCATTAAATAAGTGGTAGTGCAAATCTTCTTTTACGCTCTCCCACTCTCCCATCTCTTTCCAACATTTTATAGAATATTCTATATAATCTTTTAATTCATTATCTTTAAATGTTATGTACTGCATTATGCATCCTCCCCAAATCCTTTATTAACATAGAATAATTCTATACTAGCACCTGCACATCCATTAGTATAATAATTCTCATCTACATTTACTTCCCAACTCCAATAATCTTTATGTTCATTAAATTGCTTACATACTTGAGCATATGATTTTATATTTCTTTCTTCATCATGCTCATTGTATTGAATAGCTTTTGCATAAGCTTTTTTTAAGTTACTATACACACCTAGGTTTCCATCTTGGTTACCTTTTACGATATACATTTTTTTGTTCATTATAAACTCCTTGTTTGTTTTGTTACTTTATATACGCAGAAACCCCGAAAAAGTTCCATAAAAAAGTAAATTATTTTGCTTTCTGTGGGGAAAGTTGTGGGGAAAGTAATATTGCTATATATAATATAGTATATATACATGCTATTATACATAATATCTAAAACTCCCAGATAAGCCTGAAACTAGCTGGAAAAGTACCTGCGTGCATAAAAATATATATATATTACTACCTACCTACCTGCGTGCATGCATATATAATAATATACTCGCCTGCCTGCTTACTTGCGTGCATAAAATATAGTTTACTTACCTGCTTGTACCAGCGTGCATACTTTATAATAGTTATGTATAATAGTAGACCGTTATAATAGTAACGGTTGTGACCTGCGAATAGAATAAATTTATTCTGTTTGATGCTTTTATTATGAAGTTTTCTGTATTATGTATAATAGAAATGTCTGTATTATACATAATCCTGTAAAATAGTATAAAAATAGGCTAAATCTGGTTGTTTTCCAGTGTTTTCCAGACCGCTGCTGGTTAGCTGCCTGATACTGGCTGCATTTTGTAGCTGCATTTAACACTATTTATAATTTTAGACACAAAAAAAGGGGAGCTCAATTAAGAACTCCCCCTTTGTCTTATCTCCAAGCTTTAAAGACATCATTTTTAGGATAGCCTTCAGCATTAAGCTTAGTTCTTATCCTTATTAATGTTTCTTTTAATTGCTCTTGGTATTCTTTACCATTTTTATAGTTATCAAATACCTCATTGTTAGATGATACCAACATTAATAACATTGATATATCTTCATTATCTAACCAATCGTTAGTCATTAGTTTAATCTCCAAGTTATGGGGGAAGATTGCTAGTCTTCCCCCTGTTTTATTATATCCTCCTTACACTCAGAGGCATATGGTCGTCTTGACAAGTCTGACAATGTCCAATCTGTCGCTCTGCTATTGTTGATAAGCTAGCTTGACAGGTTCGACATTCTACACGTTCTATATTATTCTTCTTTTTCTTCTTCTTCTTATGTGTAATGTTAAGATTGCCATAGTCATTATAGTAATCGTACTGATGAGTCCACGCCCATTGAGTTCTAGAAGTCTCGCAATAACTACGATTTGAGTACCATATCTGACCGTCTTTTGACCAATGTCCTTTATCTTCATTGGCTATCTTAAAGAACCCATTGTTATTTAAGAATACCAATTTAGAATTACCGATTGACTCTTCAATTAGTCTAATAATAGAATCATTATGAATAAAATTATTAGGTAATTGTTGAAGAATCTCCCGATTAAACATCATTGTATCAGACTTCTTTTTATGGTCTGAGACAATATCAATCATACCATTATGAGCGAAACCAAGTTTGTCGTTGACCATAAAAGGATGACAGTTACTCTCATTAGTTAACCCATGAGTAGTTATTCTAAAATGAATAATTGCAATAGGGTTATTGTAATGTTCCATGTCTCTTTTATAGTCATTGTAGAAATTATCAAACTTGAAGTATCCCTTTTTTTGAGTAAGTCTCCCATCCTTAGCGAATAGGTAACCACTCCCATCGGGATTACTGTCAAACGATTTTTCTAGTTGACTCTTTTTGATTGTCGCTTTTTCCTTTTTCAATATTGCTATACACATTATAACATCATTCCTTTCGTATCTAGATTATAGTATTTAGTACTTCTACCATTGTTAAAACCTTGGTACATCATTTTACGACCAAGTCTTGTTCTAGCATCTGTGAAATACTTATTCTTTTTTTGTGTAGATAATCCCATCTCTTCATTTAAGAATAAACAAAGGTTTATATACTTTGATTGATTCCTAGATAAAAATTGAATGTAATTATCAACTCTGACATCTTCATTGTCTTTGTTGACAATATCCCTTATTGAACATTGAGCACAATAAGCTAGAAGACTATGAATAAATTCAATAGCCTTGGACAATGTCTGTATGTTTAGAGTACCATTGAACATTCTAAATTCAATAGTCCTAGAGTTCTGAAGATTAATCATCGAATATCTATCTTGATTATCAGATGACTTATACTTAGCAATACTAGACAAATATTTTAGTCTAGTCTTGAACTTATGTATAAACTCGGGTTGATAACCTATAAGACTTCTATAATCCATTTTAGCAAAGGAAGATGTTCTTTGAGCAATCAATTTCATGAACTTTGGTGATTCGTACATAAACCATAAAAGTTTAAGTAATTGAGACTTACTAACAGATTCCTTACTAATGTGAATATGCATCCCTGTTTCAGAACTTTCAGAAGAGGCATAACCGCTAGCTAGTAACGTATTGAACAAAGTATCATAAATATTCTGTCCATATGTTTTCCAAAAATTCCAAGAAAAAGGATGCGAAACAACTTCAACACCAACCTCACTTAATGAACCATCGGACTTACAATAAAATAGATTAGTACTATCTAAAGCACGCCCAACCATACTAACTAATGAAGCGGTAGCAGTTCCATCAACAACTATTGAATTGTCATAGTCATCTTCCTCACAATGGTGGTCAATCTCTATTTCAACACCGAAATGTAAAATAGGGATACCAACTCGAGACATTGAATTATATGATATCATAGGTTTATTACGCTTAGTATTAACCCTATGAAATTGAGTCTCGGGTTTGTGACCATAACTACGAACATGTTGACTAGACATACACCTAGAGCAAATACCCTGTTCCAAATGGAATGACTTTAGATTACAAGACTTACAAGATTCAAGACCATCTAAACAGGATTGATGTATCCAACAATCCAAATGACTAGAATGAGTAATGTCTAAGTCGTTATTCTTATCAATAGTTTTACTACAACAACCACACTTAACTAGGTCTTTGACCTTGGTTAATTTGTGGATGCCGTCTTTATTTATGTTTTTTAGAGTATCTAAAATGTTCATAAATATATCTCCTTGTATTTAATTTTATAAGACACTAACAAAAATACAAACAGGATTGATTACCTTGAGTCTGACTAGAGTGTTTGTCATTAGTGCTAGTAACAAGTTCCTAATAAATTAATATTCCGTTTGTTACTTTATATATGTGAGATTGCACTTTGAGTTCCAAATAAATTTTATCTGTTGTTATTGCTAGACTTACAAGGACTATTTTTGACCTTGGTTATTTGATAGCCTCGGATATTTTAACGTACTTGCAAGTCAATTTGATTTTTTCAATTCAATTTTTGCAACCTAAACGGACTAAGGGGGTGTACGCATAACAAAAATAACAGAAACACGAATACAAAAATAATTTTTTTAAATTTTTCTAGGTTTTTCTAGGTCGGGGTACTATACTATACTATATTATACTATAATACTATATTATACTATACTACTACTATACTATAATACTATACTCACTATTGACAGATACTATACTACTATAATATACTATAAATACTTAATTAAGTATTGTGAATAACTATGTGGAAAACTTAATTACTTTTCTTAAACAACCTTTTTATTTAAATTAACACATGGATGAAAGAAAGACTAGATTCAATAAAGCATTACAGGGGTCATTTGATGATGTTGATGTTTTTACAAACATTAATGAAATAAAAAAGCTTGCTGGTGAAATAAAGATAGTAGACGTTATTAATCCTAGTTCTGCTGTATATGGAAAGATTGCCGAACTACTAGCTAGAATAAAATCATTAAGAGACTTTGAACTAATTACAGGTGGTGAAGAACTATTTAAGAACCGCCATAATTAGGCATGCCATACTCTAGAAAGATAAAAGGCGTTGAATATACGCTCTATAAGGATGAAAAAGAGTTCAGGCAGTATCATCCTAGCCAAACAATAAAAAAAGACTGGAGAGACGCAAATACGGGCGACTGGATTAAAACTGATGATGGACAAGTAACGGTAGTTATCAAAAGGGGTATACTAAAAACAAAAACAACAAAAGATAGTTTTATAAGAACATTACTAGGTATGGCAAACTGTGAAAGAACAAAAGAGATATCTGGTGAGCCGATACAAGACATATGGAGATTTGGTAAGAAAAACTGGTATCAAAAAATAAAAGAGGGCAATTTATCCTCTTCTAAGCGTATATTTGCAAAGTACATAGCTAGTGGCATGAAGCCGATTGACGCTTTTATGAAAGCTCATGAGAACGCTACTAGTTTTGAATATGCAAAAGAAAAAACAAAGGTTTTATTAAAAAGCAAAAAGGTTAGACAGTTGATAGATAAAGAGATAGAGTTACTACTAAATGAAACTGGGATTACAAAATCATACTTGTTAGAGAAAACAAAAGATATTGTAGAATCGGGAGAAGCAAAGGACTCTGATAAAATGAGAGCCATTGAGACCCTGATGAAAATCTCAGGAATGTTAAGTACAGAAAAGAAAGTAGATTCGGTTGCATTGATACAAGAATTTACTGGATTCAGTCAAGAAAAGTTAAATGCTTTTAAAGCTGGAGTATTACCAGAACCAAAGTTAAATGGAAAAGAAGCATAGTATATATATACCAGTTAGGTTAGCAACAGAAAGTGAATTAATAGAATTAGTTTGTGGAGTAGATTATTGTCCTGCTTGTGATTGCGAAATAGTTGGAAATAAGATTATGAATAAGTTACCCTATGTAAATGCAAAAGATAAGTTAGATGGTTGGATATGTGATATATGCGATACTGTTTTTGATTTAAAAGATAATGTAATACAGATTGGTGACTTTGATAGTACTGATATATACGAAGCTTAATGCCAGATAATTTTAACATAAACCCTAGTCCTTCTGAAATGAAGGAAAGAGATGAGGTATTAAAGAATGCATACAATAACCTTATCTATTTTGGTAGAGCTTTTTTACCAAAAGACTTTTTAAATAAATCAGAATCAGCTCCCTTCCACTACCAGATTGCCAAAGAAATGATTACAACCAAGCCGGGAGCAAGGATATGTAATATCATACCAAGAGGACATGGCAAGTCTGTATTAGCTAAAGCGGCTATCATGCATAAACTATGTTTTTCTAAAACAAACGAACAGCATTTTATTGCATGGGTATCAGAAGAACAAGGTCAGGCAATAGACCATCTTAAATACATAAGAAGTCATTTTGAAAACAATAAGATGATACGATACTACTTTGGCACAATGGATGGTGGCTCAGTAGGTAAAAGGTGGACAGAAAAAGATATTGTTACTGCAAAAGGAGATAGGGTAATAGCAAAAGGTACGTCACAAAGACTTAGAGGTCGTGCCGAGGTTGATGTTCGATATACTGGTATTGTACTTGATGACTTTGAATCAGAACTAAATACCAAAACACCAGAACGTAGAGCAGAAATAAAGAAATGGATTGTGTCTACTGTATACCCAGCACTTGAAGAAACACCCGGTAATGAAGGGTGGATATGGTTATCAGGTACGATTGTACACTTTGATTCTTATTTACAAATGACATATGATGGATGGAGAAAAGCAAGAGAAGATGGTCGTGAATATCCTTGGAAAGTAAACTTTTACAAAGCGATTGAGAACGGCAAACCATTATGGGAATCACAGTTTTCTGATGAAAAGTTAGAATCAAAGAAAAGAGAGTTTATCGAAGCTGGTCTAGTCAATAAGTTTGCACAAGAGTACATGAATGATGCTCGTGATATTACTAATGCGGCGTTTAAGATTGATAGAATACAATACTACAACGGTGTATTTAAAAAAGAAAACAACATGCCCTACATTATTGAAGGCGATGACGCTATACCAATAAATGTTTACATTGGTGTTGACCTAGCGGCTACGGCATCAGAGACATCAGACTTTCAAGTAATTATGGTTATGGGTATTGATGCACACAAAAACAGGTATGTATTAGATTATTTTAGAGAACGTATACCAACTTTTGATGTTCCTGCTAAGATTATACAATATGCAAAGAAGTATTCACCAGTTCGTAGGGTTACGATTGAAACAGTTGCCGCTCAGGAAATGGTCAGGGATATGGTAACACGAATGTCTGCTACAGAAAAAAGATTGATGCCGGGATTGTTCAAAGGTGTAAAGCCTCCTGCTAGGGTAAAGAAAGAAGATAGACTTGAAACAGCACTAGGACAAATTGTCAACTCTAAGAAGCTACATATATACAGACATATGACAGAATTAGTGGATGAGTTCTTTGAACATCCAAAACCAAAGAACGATGATTTGATGGATGGATTATATTATGCTGATTATTTTGCTAGACCACCTAGAACAGAAAAGATGGACAAAAATGAAATAACCACCAAAACAGATGACTTCGATATGTATAAAATAAAGAAAGCATATAACTGGATAACTGGTTCAAAAATATAACATATTTATTTTGTTTGTAAGTTATTTATTCGTATAATCTAATGAATGCCTAGATACTCTAAGAAATCAAAACAAAGACTTGCTAGTTGTGATAAGCGACTTCAAGATGTTTTCAATGAAGTAATTAAACACGTTGACTGCTCTATACTAGAGGGTCATCGTAGTAAAGAAAGGCAGAATAAATTATATGATGAAGGTCGTACAAAAGTTAAGTATCCTAACGGCAGGCACAACTCTAGTCCTTCTAAAGCCGTTGACGTTACCCCTTATCCTGTTGATTGGGAAGACAGGGAGCGACAAACTCTTTTCGCTGGTTTTGTTATTGGCACTGCTAGGAGCATGGGCATTAATCTAAGATGGGGCGGTGACTGGGATATGGATTTCCATGTTATGGACAACCGCTTCGATGACTTTCCTCATTTTGAGGTACGAGACTAATGCCGGGTAGTACTACAGATACCGTACCAACAATGTTAACTCCCGGTGAGTTTGTAATTAAAAGGGAATCAGCAAAGATGTTAGGTAAACCACTTTTAGAAGAATTGAATGCTGTATCAGATAATTCAGCACATTCATCTATTGATGCATTAATCTCACAAGCTACATTATCACAAATGCAACCTATGATGGGTGGTGGAGTTGTTAATGAGTATATGGGTGGAGGAGATGTTAGTAATTACATGGGTGGTGGAGACGTAATGAATTATATGTATGGTGGCGGTGTAATGGATAAAAAGAAAAAGAAAATGTCTGGTTATCAAGAGGGTGGAGATGTAGATGCCACATCTGTCAATTTAGACAATCTATTAGCTTTATTAGAAATTTCTGAACTCCAAAAAAAAAATCCTTTAAGTAACTTATCAATGGTAGATGCCGATAGAGTAGATGCCGAAAATCAAGAAATACTAAATTCTATTATAGATTCTGTAATGCCGGGTGGTGCTATGGGTTCTATAAAACAAACAGGTAAATTACCAAAATTAGCTAAGAAATTTGCAAGTTTAGCACCAGACAAAGGTAAACAAAAAGTTTTAGACAAGATAGCAGATGAGATGACGTTACCACCAAGTAGAAAAGTGATGCAAAATCCATCAAGAAATTTATATGATTATAAAGACTATAAGGTTTTAGAAAGAAGACCAGAATCTTTTGATGCAATGGATTTAATTAATAGAGGTTATTTGCAAAAATATACTAATGATTTAATTAGAAATATGAATCCAGCTGGTAGTGTAAAACTAAAAGATATAGTTGATTCTAGATATTACAATATTAATGAAGCTACTAGAAGTGTTTTAGATATGCCAAAAAAAGAAAGAATGAAAGCGGCAAAAGATTTATTAAAAATGTTTGATATTAATTTAAGAAAAGTAAAAGGTAAGCAAGAAGGTGGTGAAATACCAGATTCGTTATTTGACATGAGTATGGATGAGTTCAATAAGATATTAGCAAGAGAGTTATTAGAATCTTCTATGACAGGTGAAAACCTTCCTATGAGAATTGAAATGTCTCCTGAAGAAGATATGTTTAGAAATAATCCAAACCCAGATAAACCTTTTGGAAGAACAATATTAGATGACCTTTTACTAAGAGCTTACGAACAATATAAATTTGGTAAGATACCATTTGGTAAAGATTAGTATGGAAAAAGACCAAAGAGCAGAATATAACGAACAACTTTTTAGACAATGGAGAGATGCTCGTTCAGATTGGGATACAGAAGCTAGAGAAGATATTGACTTTTATTTAGGTAATCATTTTACAGAAGATGAGTCTTCAGAGCTAGCATCAAGAAATCAAGCAGATGTTCCAATGGACAGAACTTCTGCGGCAGTAGAAAAATTTAAAGCTGTATTAACAGCAAGACCCCCAGCATTTACAATAACCCCTAGAGAAGATTCAGATGTAAAAACTGCATCTATATGGAGAACAATCATGGGATATGTTTGGCAATCATCAGATGGTGATTCACAAATGAAACAAGCTATACATGATTACGCTACAACAGGCTTGGGTTATTTATATGCTTATATAGATACAGAATCAGATTTTGGTAGAGGTGACGTGAAGTTTACATACCTAGACCCTTTTAGAGTATATGTCTCTCCTTCTTCTAGAAACCGTTGGCACGATGATGCTGATGGTATCATATTGTCTACCGTATTAACCCAAGAACAACTCGTCAACCTCTACCCAGAATTAGCAGATAAGACCGACCCAGAGACAGGTGAAGAAATACCCGGTCTAATCAATGAAATATCAGAGTATCATGATATTGAAGGAAGTGATTACCCAGCATCTCAAAACAAAAACTCTGTTGTTGCTTTTACACCAGCCGATGTAAAAGACAAAGACTATATGGATGTTAGAAAGTATCAGATACTAGAGAGATTTTATAAGACAAAAGTAAACTTTTATTATGTTATAAACACTCAAGATACATCAGAGATGATTATGTCTGAAGAAGAGTTTGCCGCATTTTCAGAAGAGAACCTTGACTTAATAGAAACTGGTATCTTTACAGTTGCACCAGTTCAGCAAACAAGAATTAAAGTGTGTGCATCAGTAGGAGAAATTGTATTGTATGAACAAGTTTTAAATACAGATGTATATCCAATAATACCTTTACCAAATATATGGACAGGAACACCTTACCCTAAGTCTGATATATCAAGAGCAAAGCCAATGCAGAAACTGTTAAATAAGTTATGGTCATTAGCATTGTCTCATGCTCAAGCTTCTGCTGGATTAAAACTATTAGTACCACTTGGAAGTGTAGATGATATATCTCAATTAGAGCAAGATTGGGCAAACCCTAATGCTGTTATTGAAATAGATTCATCACAGGGTGAACCGCACTATCCACAACCATCTCCATTAGCAGGTGAGTTTTATAGATTGATACAACAATCAGAATTTTACATAGATTTTATATTTGGTCTACCAGAAATGATGCATGGCTTTGGAGACAAAGCACCTGATACAGTTCGTGGTACAGAAAGAATGATAGCTTTAGGAAGTGAGAGACCTAAATCTAAGTTAAGAGATATTGAGTTCTCTATAAATAGACTTGGTAAAGTTTTATATAATCTTTCAAAAGGTCACTACACATTTAAAAAATTATTTAGACTTGCTCAACCAAATAACGATTTGACAGAAGTTATGGTTAATGTTTATGATAATGTTACAAACTCAATTATAGATATAAAGAAAGAAAAGTATAACATAGAGCAACACGATATTAGAATCGAACCCGGTTCTACTATGCCTACTAACAAGTACGCAGAACTTAGTGTATATTTAGAGGCGTTTAAAATGGGTATCATTGATAGAACAGAAGTGTTAAAGAAGAACCCAGAAATATTTGATAAGGAAGGCGTAATGAGAAGAACAAATGAAAGAGAGCAAATGATGCGTCAAATCCAGTCCTTACAAGGACAAATAAAGAATTTGCAGGGTGACTTGCAAACAGCCCAAAGAGAATCTGTACAAGACAGAAAGCGAGTTGAAGTTGAGAAATTCAAGACTAGACTTGGTGAAGTCAATTCAGATTCTAAAGCAGATAGAAGAGTACAACGTAGTAAACTAGAAAATGAGGTGAAGCTCGAAGTTGAGAAATTAGCTAATCGTCTTAATCGTGAGGCAGATAAAGTTAGTTCAGCTCGTAAGACCTAGAGACATCTCGGAAAGAAATACAAATGGAAACTTTAGAAAACAATGAGGCTAATGTCGAACCAATGCTTGAAGATGAAAGTAGGTTTGGAGAAAATGAAAGTATCTTGGGTCAATCACCAGAGGGTGTTGACGCTGAGACTATTGAAGACCCGGTTTTAGATACAGATGCTGAAGCTCGTAAATTTCAATCAATGTATGACCGCTCTCAAGCGGAACTAAATGAATTGAAAAAATACGAACCTTTAGTTAATCTACTAGAGTCGAGACCTGATTTAGTTAAGGTATTGCAAGATGGTATATCAGAAGCTCCGAGTCAAGAACAATCATCTTCAGAACAGGTAGACGATTTCAACCCTTGGGAAGCCTTTGACTCAAGGAAGGATACCGCTTCTAGAAGGCTAGTAAAATCCGATATGGAAACAATAGCTGGACAGGCAATCAGCAAAGCTATGGCAGAGCAACAGGCTAAGATGCAAACAGAAATGCATTTGAATAATACTGTTAATACATTGAGAAATAACTATAAGATGTCTGATAATGACATTAAAGAGTTTCTTCAATTTTCAACTCAGCCAAAAGAGCAAGTTGGTTTAGGTAACCTCGTTAAGTTATGGCGTGATGTCAGTGGGGTTAGTCAAAATAATACTGATACATTAAATGCAGTGAAAACTGCACAAAGTACTCCTAAGAGTGCTGGTGTTCTACAAGGACAAGCTACTCCTCAACCGAAGAGTAACATGGACAAAGTGTGGGATACCGTTATGAACTCTGGGAGTAGAAGTAACGTATTATAATAAATAAAATGGAAGGAATTGATTATGCCGAATTATAATCAAGGACAAGTAACATCTGGTGTTCCGGGCAGACCCTTTGTTGACGCTCCGGATACATCAACAAGACGATTATATGACTTTAGTGACAGGGTCGCAGACCTTGCTCCCGATGAGTCTCCATTTTTCGTCTACTTGTCAAAAGTAGGAAAAGTTCCGACCACAGACTCACAGTTTAGATTCCTAGAAGACAGAAGCAAAATTGCTATGACTGACAGAAGTTTCTTTATGCAAACCAATGCGGCGGCTACCGTTGTTGGTGCTGTTGAAGACTGGACAGTAGCTACTGCTTCTGGTGGTTCTACTGGTGTGTCTTGGTTGTTAAAAGGAATGGTAATTATGGTAGATGCCGCAACAGGTGGTGGTGAAAAGAATCACTGTAACTGTCGCATTGAAAATGTAAGTCCTGATGGCAGAAGTATCACTATTAAGTGGTTAACTGAACCAACAGCAACTGACATTGATGGTTCATCTAATAATGTTCAATGTCAAGTTATTGGTACTTCTTTTGAGCAAGGTTCAGGTTCTCCTGATGTATTCTCTCAAGAGTTAGATGACGACTTTGGATTTACCCAAATCTTTAAAACAGCTTGTGAGATGTCTAATACTGCAATGGCTACTAGATATAGAGGTTATGCAGATGAGTGGGCAAGGATTTGGAACTTAAAGTTAAGAGAGCACAAGATTGACATTGAAAGAGCTATGCTTTTTGGTCAGCGTGCTAGTTTAGGTGGTATTCAATACTCTGAAGGTATTGTTGGTCATATTATGGCTAATGTTGGTGGTGCTAATGTTGCGGATACCGCAGATACACCTTCTCAACTTTCTTATAACGAAGGTTTAGCTTATCATAAAACATATGCTTCTGGAGCATTTACTTATGATGAACTATTAGGTGACTTTGAAGTTCTTTATGACCCAGCTCGTGGTGGTTCTAAGGATAAATTAGCTTTAGCTGGATTACCAGTTATATCTTTTTTCAATAAAATGAATAATGGTTTTATTGATAGAAGTATTGCTAATGAGTCTAGGTATATGATTGAAAGAGCTCAAGGTTCTTTTGGTCACGATGTTATGAAGATTGATACTATTCACGGTGGTTTGGCACTTGTAAAAGAGCCTCTTTTCCGTAATATATCTTCTCAATTTTTATGCTTAGTTGACTTGGATAACGTATCATACAGACCACTTGTTGGTAACGGTTTAAATCGTGATACACATATCATGAGTAACGTACAAGGTGCTGATGAGGATTTGAGAAAAGACATGATTCTAACAGAAGCAGGTCTTGAAGTATCACTTCCAGAATCTCACGCTTTGTTTAACATAGAAGAGGCGTAATATGGCTAAAGGTGCTTTTTTAGAACAAAACAGTAGTTCTTCTTATGCTCATAAGAAGAAAGTTCAATCATTAGTAGCCGCATACTCAATGCAAGAGTTAGATAGTGGTAAGATATTTAAGTTAAATTCAGCTTCTGAATTTGCTGTTACCTTACCTTCTGTTGCTGACGCTGGCATTGGTTGGTACTGCAAGATTGTCGTTGATGCCGCTCCTTCAGGTGCTAGTTATACCGTAGTAGAGAAAGCTTCTGCTGATACAGATGTTATTATCGTAAACGGTATTAATGAGCTTGAAGTAGATACATCTGATGATGGTGTTTACAGTGCAGGTTGTACTACTATAACTTTTGCAGATGGAGTTGCTGTTCAAGGTGATTTCATTGACATTTGGTGTGATGGTAAAAACTATTACGTTTCTGGTCAAACAAAAGCTGATGGTGGAATATCTGTTGCATAATCCGAACAAATAAGGATAACAGTATTTAACTGTGGGGGCTGTCAATAAAAGACAGCTCCCGAAATATTAAAACAATTATGAAAGAATGTATACATTGTAATTATCCAAATCCAGAGGGTTGGTTCTATTGTAAGAATTGTGGTAAGAAAGCTAATGAAAGCGTATTTACTACAAATATGTACATGAGAACAGCGATTGGTAAAAGAACTGATATAGAGTTTAGTTCTCAAAGTATGGATAAGAGTATTGATTCTGCTATTCAAAGTAGACAGAAATCAAATAATAATTTTTGGCAAAAGAAAAACAAAGACTATCTAAAAAAGAAGTCTTTAAGATATGGATAAATAATGGCGACATTAAAAGTTAAAATACAAGAAGATGTAATACTAGAGAATCAAGACTATGGTTCTAAAAGAACATTAGAAATATCTAGTATTAATGAGATATACAAAAGACTTGTTACTTGTCCGGCTAGCCAATCAACAACAGTTGCAGTATTTGCTGGTAATGTAAATGATGCGGCTGGTGCTATTGATGTTCAAGATTCAAAGTATATGAGAATAACTAATTTAGATAGCTCTAATGATATTGAAATAGCTATTGTAGGAGCGGCTACTTTATATCAAGTAAAGTTAAGTGCTGGTCAAAGTCATATATTAGGTAGTGCTGATGCTTTAATGTTATCTGAAGCAGATACTAGTCCTAGTTTTGGTACGATGGCTGATGTAACAAGCATACAGGTTAATCCCGGTAGTAATGCAGTTAGTGTTGAAGTCTTTATAGCGAGTGCATAGTGAGTTTTGAAGCACAAGTAGAATCATTAGCTTCTATTACTATAGATAGTAGTGGCACTGTTCCTACTCAGGGGCAGTTAACTCAATACCTTACAGATGGTGCAAAAGAAATTATAAATCATCTTCCTAAACATTTATTACCCTTGTGTTCATCAGAGCAATCATTTACTTCTGGTACACCTAATACATTAAATACTGGTAAGATATTAAATGTATTTAGAAATGATGGTGATATAAAACAACCTTGTAGACAAATAGATAGTTCTTACAAAGGTAGAGTTTTAGATTCTGATGATATGGATTATGCATCGGTAACAGACCCTGTATATTATATAGAAAACAATACTATTGATGTAATACCTGTTAGTGGTGCTGTTACATATTCAGAAGTTCAATATCCATCTGTAGCTTATGACGCTGGTGGAATAAGTTCTTTTCCGGATGAAGCAGAATATTTAGTTGTTATTTATGCATCAATAAAAAGCTTAGAAGCATTGTATAGTGATTCTGAAGATATAGAATTATATATACCAATTATAAATCAATTAAAAGAAGATTATAAAGTTGGTTTATCTAGATTAACAAAAGGTGGATAATTATGGCAGTACATAAGTTAAACGTAAAAAATATTTTAAGTATGGTTCGCCAAGTGTTTCCAAATGTACCTGAAAGTTATTTAATTAGTTTGGTTAATGATGCATTAGTTGAGATTGGTGTATATAGTACAAAACAAGTTCAAGCTAAGATAAGCACAGTGGCAGACCAAATGTTCTATAAAATAGGTGATGATGCAGAAGATTCTAGTGGAAATAAGCTTGAAGCTAATAAGATTTTTAGAGTAGATTTAATGGATAGTGAAGGTGATTATATCCAAATCCCAAGACTATTAGATAAAAACATTTTATTAATGGATGCAGACTCTAATGAGGTTGCAATAACAGAACCAGATAGTAAGTAATGGCAAGTAATATAAAATACCCAGACTCTTCAGCTAGATATTTTATTCAAGGTGATAAGTTAGCTTTAATAACTAATATTGATAGTGCTGGTGGTATAAGAACTGTGCCACGTAAAAATTTTAAAGCTATATCTGAATCTATAACAGATGGTTTACTAATTCATTTTTATGGAGACCCTAATAAGGTTAGAAGTATAGATGATGAAATAGATTTAGATAATAGTTTACACAAGGCAGTAGTTGACTTTGTTAAAAAGTGTTTATATATGGATAAAGCTGGTAGGGTATTAGAACCGGGTATTGTTCAAACAGCTATGCAGATGGCGGCTATGCATGAAAAGAATTTTAAAGATTCCGTTGCAAGATTTGGAATGAGAAAAAGAAATAAAACTGGAGGCACTAGGGCAGTAGTTCCAGCTAATTTTAGATAACCAATATGACCATGAGAAATCCCAAGCTCGGTAAGTCATAAGATAGGAGAAACAAGATGGGTAGTATACATAAATATCAAGTAAATGAAGCAAATAATGTAGCTTTAGGTCAAGTAGGATGTCTATTTGAAGATGGTACAGATGCCATTACAGGTAAAAAAATAATAGGTATTCAATTTATAGAAGACACTACATTTACAACATTAACACCAGAGAGTTCATCATATATAGGTACATCAGGTGGTAATGGAGATGCAATAGATTCTTCCAATACATTTCCGCAAGGAGTTACAGTATTTGGTAGATGGACTGGATTTACTTTAGCTAGTGGTTCAGTTATAGCATATCTAGGCTAACATGCTAGGATTATCTAGTAGTTTAGTCAAGGGTGGTGCATCCCTTTTAACCTTTGTTAAGGACAACCTTAAACTATACCTCGACTTTAAATCTACAAAGTCAGACACGCTAAAGTTCCCATCAGAAGGTTCAACAGAGTTTGATGGTAGTGATGACAATATAGCTATATCACATAGTTCAGATTTAAGTTTTGGTACAAATCCACACACAATATCTGCATGGGCAA